CCAATAAATAGCCATTCTATGAATTGTCTTAAAATAAAATCGCTCTTTTAAAACGATTTGCCCCAGATAATATGCCTGATAAAAAGCCATATGAGCCTCTTTATAGTCTTCTACAATTCTTCGAATTAAACTACTATCACAATCCAAACTATCATCTCTAACACGAACTTGAAATGTATATGGTGCCACATTACGAATAATATCTACATTAGTCTTTGCAATATTTTTTATTAAACGTTCCAAAGAAATAGGTGTAATTCTTTGTTGTATTAAAAGTTTCATCATAATATAATTTCTACGTTCTATAATGTTATTTGATCCTACTTCTAACCCAAGCATCTCTTCCCATAAACGTAGCCCCCATGTCGCTGTCTGAGGATTAAATTGATTGGGCAAATCTTCTATTATTGTATGAATAATATCTAATTCCTTACCTTTTGCATTATTCTGAGCTGTATAGAACAAACTTTCCCGATAATAACTTTCCACATAGTTCATCATCATATCAGAGCGATTAATCTCCATCAAAGTACACCTCCCCAACAAAAGGCTTCATATGAATTGGCGTTTGGATATTACTCCCAGACTGATTCATTAGCACACTTCCAAAGTCTTTTATTCCTGGCACATGCTTAATGGCATCCTCTACATAATGAACTCTTACTAGCCCTCCAATACTTACTTTGGCAACTTCCTCCTTCACCAATTGAGTAATATTTTGACGAGTATTCAATAAATTATATCCAGCCTCAAATTCAAGTCCATTAATATCAATTCTAATCATATAGTTTTCTGTAGTAATTACAGTAACAACTGCTCCAATTGGTGCTTTCCCTTCTCCTTCTCCTTCATGATCCACTGGATCTAAATATTCTTTCACCTTACCGATTAAATCAGGAATAGGAGAACCTCCTTCTCCAATAATAATAACTTGTACTGTCCCAGGTCCGTTCCACAAAGGAATAACTTCTACTTCAGCAACCCCTGGAACCTCTTTTGCCCATTGTTTATAGTCATTTTTGTTTCCACCATTTATAGGATTTCTCACCTTATCTAAGAGCCTTGACAAGAGAGATTCATCTTTTTCTTCATCCACACCATTTGTAAAGGCTACGGGGTTGCTTATAGATACCAGATTTTCAATATCTGATAAATTCAAATTAATTTCTTCCGCCTGCGCGTTACCTGCAGCACCTAATTCATCAGAAATTACTTCTACCTCTATTTGCCCGTCATCACCAACCACCGCATATTTTTGTGATGTGTAATATTTTACTGTCAGAGCAGATCCCGCCGTTATGGTATTTGAAAACTTTGTCCCCGCGGGAATTGCTGTCCCGACAGTACCTGTTATCAAAAGGCTTCCGCTGGCAAATGTTGCGCCTTTTCTGTATACCCCGCGGGAAGCTGCTGCCAATGTTAGCCATTCGCCAAAGGAATACTGTGGAAAGGCAAGTAATATTATATTTTTCAGCATAAAGTACACTATCGCAAATTCCGTATTGGTAGGCTCAATAGCATCATACTCATAACTTCCAACAGAAGTATCTAACCCCTCTGGCACCCGTTTATATATGCGTTCTCTTATACTTTCTTCATCCTGCAATGCCAGCCATTCCACTACATCCAAATTCCCTTCCTGAATCATTTTGATAAAATCATAACTGGGCAGTTTCGACATAATGCACCCCCTCTACATAATGAATTGAGGTTCCATCCACACCATTCACAACAAATTCACAAAAAATCATATCCCCTTCCCCTGTAATCTCAAAATTGCTGAGGCTTGCTATAAGAGGGTGATATACCAGCGCTTCAGTAAATACCCTCCGCAATTCGCACTCCACTACTTCATACGGATCATCTTGATTTAAAATCAAGTCAATTTCATTCCCATAAGAATCTGGATAAATCAGATTTTTATATCTTCGATCATGTAAAATTTTATTTACCACTTGTTCCAGAAGTTCATTGGGGTTATTTGTCATGATGGCATTCCCCATTACATCTGTGACAAACTCATTTTTTTCAAAATCAAATTTAAAAGTTTGTTTCCCTATCAGGCTGTCCTTATACGTTTTTATGGTAGTATCTGCCGTAATTTTTTCTGATAACTCTGGTAAAATTCCCATTATGCAGACACCACCTTACATAATATGACATAGTGTGTGCCGCCAACTGCAACACCAACAACTCGATCTCCTGCAGAAAGACTGCTTTTAAATTCAATTTCTGAATTTGGCAGACTCATGACTGGAGAAGTAATATCCCCTTTTCTTTTATGCCCCATAAATAAACTGTTTACTAATAATCCCGCAGACACATCAAAGCCTACATCGTCAAATTTTACAGTTAATGGGGACTCAACTAATACCGTTCCCAACATAGGTTCAAACCCACTTGTCTTTTTCCGACTAGATATTTTACTTATAATCCTTGCTGCCTCGGCACTCAAACTATCACCCCTTTCTGCAAACTGCTTTATGATTCTTTTGGCACCTGATATTCTATTTCCGGCAATTCATCAGTCCAGGCCAGCGTAAGGCTCATTTCATGGCAACCGTTGCTATATTTGTGGCTGTCAGATTCTACATAAAATCCTCCTATCAGCCCAGTTTCATTATCAATTACATATACTCCTGTGCCTGTCTCTACCCCCTTAATTCCATAGGTTTTGATAGAACCACTTTTTTGCAATACTGATAATTCTTTCAGCTTTTGGGCGGCAATTGCATTTACTTCCGCCTGAGTAACCTTATTGCTCTGGCTGACATATTCCTGCATAATTCCGTAAAGTTTTTGGGCTTCTTCGTTTTTCTGAACAGCAGATATTTCATTTCCCTTAGAATCTTTACCGACCACCTTCACCTGGGTATATGTGCTTTCTATGCTTTCATCATAAGAGGCATCTATCAAATTCACGCCTTCCTCAATTACCCATTGAGCTGTCTGGTTGAGTTTTTCAATCAGTTCCAGATTTCCGTTTTTAATGCGTGTGGTGTATCTTTTCCCACTCTGTTTCCGAGTTTCTGTTAATGCCGTAATAATCATATCCCACGGTGTTTTTTTCAGAAAATGTAATACAGAAAATTTCACCCTGGTATCTTCCACTGTCCCTGTGTTAATTCCCAGCGTTTTACATAAACTCAAAAATATCTCACTGGCAGTCATATTCTCAAACTTCTTATCCATTTTACTACGCGTAAGCCACCAGCGTATGTCCCTAGCAGTATATTTTATTGTCGTGCTGCTTCTGGTTTTGCTTTTCTTTGTAATGATATATCGCATCAGTTCTTCATCAGCCGCATTATAAACCACAACACAACTTCCATTCGGAAAATCTGTCTTTCCTTCCACTTTCAACACTTCCATATTCAGAGTGCGCGAAGCTTCATTTTTGCTGCCACCCCAGGTCATTGAGGTGACAGCTTCCTCGATCCAGGAAATAAGCGTTTCCTGAACTACGGCCACTTTATATTTTTCTCTTTCTTTATACAGTTCGATCATGATGGAATCGTCAATACCTGTCCGGGATATATCAAATCTGCATTCTGAATAGGGGGGCTGTTTGCAGCAAATATTTTTGGATATTGCGCCCCATTGCCATAGAATCTTTTAGCAATAACCCACAGGCAATCTCCTTTCACAACAGTATAGGTGTTGGCCGTGGCGGCCGTTTCTGGTCTGTCAGACTGCTGCTCTACCTTCGGCGCCACTTTTACCACTTCACGAATCTTTATGAATTTGAATTCTTTAAATTCAATATCAAAGTATACATCTCCAGGCTCGCCGCCCTTCTCCCGATAATCAAACTTTCGGATTGTTGCATACATATTGATCTCCGTTTCCGTTATCAACAGCTTAACCGGCTTTCCAGAATCACGCCATTTGTTAATTTTGTCTACTGCCTCCCACGGATCCGGAATGTTTTTTCTGACACAATAGGAAGAATCATAGTCCCTGGGGAAAAAGGAGGAAAACGCAACGCTTTGTAGCATACTGTTTCCAATAATTGTGCGTTCCCCTCCCTTAATTACCTGGGAATCCGAAAAGGCGGTTCCTCCGCCACCTATTACGAGTTCGGGAGGATTAACCGGAAGTGTAATGCTTTCTTTTAGATTTTCAAATGATATTTTGTAAATCAATCAAAGTCCTCCTCTCCCATGTTTTCCGCCGTTTCTTCAATATCATCTGCAAGTGCTGCCAGTATCTTTTCTACCAGCCTGTCTTCATCACCTTCTCCCGTCACGGTTACACTTTCAATAATTTTTTCGATATAATATTTTTTTACGCTCTGCTGCTGGTTTTTCGTTGTTTCAGAGTAGGAATTGCTTACATCCGAGTTACTTATGGGCTGTGCAATGTCCAACCCCTCATACGTTCCACCGCCTTCTTTGGGCGGCGGTGGTTTTTTGGGACTTTTAGGTTTATCTGGTTCATCCGGTTCATATGGTCTGATTTCCGGCGGCTGCATATCTGTGAGATTTGCCCCCATGGTTAATTTCATATCGCCTGCCATGTTTTCAACTTCATTATTTATCATGGCTTTGGTTTCTTTCAAACCTTCTACCACACCGGCGCCGACATTAAATCCAACCTGGGCTTTCATCACTGTAGACGGGGAATGAATTCCCAGGAATCCTTTGAATTTGTCCACAATGGAACTGGCCACATTTCCGATGGTACTTGCAATTGCCTTAACGCCTTCAACCAGCCCGTTTCCTATGCCTTTTATCAGATCAATTCCGAGCTGCAACCAATCCGTACTTGTGATGGTTTCCCAAATGGCCTGTACAAGCTGCAAGGCTCCCTCAATAAGCTGCGGTATAGCCTCTATCAGTCCTTGAACCAGAGCAACAATAATCTGGATGGCAACCTCGATAATCATAGGCAGATTTTCGGTAATAAATGTTACCAGACCTGTAATAATCTGAATTACCCCATCTACCAGCATCGGGATGTTCTCTGTAATCCCCTGGACCAGCGCCAGGATAATGTTTAGAGCCGCCTCCAAAATCATAGGCAGATTATCTGATACAAACTGTACAATATTCAGAATCACTTCAACAATCGCCGGAATCAATACCGGAATCGAATCTATGATCCCCTGGGCCAGCGCCATCAATATATCCAGCGCTGCCATAACAATCGTACCTAAATTCGCACTGATAAACTGCACGAATCCCATAATGATCTGTACCACTGCCGGAACAAATACCG